CATCTCCTTGCCCTCCAAAGAGTTCATCATAATTTTGCACAAGTCGTTCCCTAAACGATAAAAAAAAAGGATAGAACCCAATACTGCATCTAATGGCATTGCTTTTAAATGCTCTGTTTCTCCTGCTTCATATTCTTTTATATGGTATCTATTACCCTTTCTTATTTCTACTGGTCTGTAAAGAACTCCCATAGCTTTTTCTATGTTATCCCAATCTCCAATGAAAGTATCTAAATCAATGTACTCCCCAAAACTCATCTCATCAAGGTTAGGAATAAACCCATATTCAATACCATCTATTTTAAACGTATTTACTAAACTTGGTTTACTATCAAACATTTCAGATATAATAGTTACAACAGTTCTTACGTCAGTAGCTTTCAAGTATCTTACTTGTTCTGATTTCAAGTTACAGAATATCTCAATCATCTTTAGAGATAGTTCTGTTTCTGATAAATCTTTTAATTTTATGTACTCTTGGTATTGTCCTAAAGTAACTTCGTTTAAACTATTCGGTACTATTAATTCAACTTTCATATATGTATATAGTTATTTTTAAATTATTTTATTACAAGGTACAAAAAAACCCTTACATTTCTGTAAAGGTTAATTATTTAATTGGTTGTTTTAATTTAATAGTTTTTTAGATAATTTATTATTGCATCATACTCACTTAAATTTTCATCGTTGTAATTAGATAGAAAAAAGTGATTATAATATTTCGGTATTAAATTAAACGCATAATCATATTCTAAATTTGTTAATGGGTGTTTATTGTTTTTTACATCTTGTAGTAATGTATAAAATAAAAATTCGTTATAATTTATTCTATCACTTGATATTTGCTTATCATTCCACCAACCAACAAAATCATTTAAAGTTTCTCTTAACTTTTTAGTAATATCTTTTGCTACTAAATTAAAATTTACTTCGTGTAAACATTCGTCAGTTCTACTTCTATCTACATAACCAGTATAATTTTCTATTATTTTAACTACTTCACTTTATTTCATATATTATTTTATTAAAGTTAAATCTAATTCTTTAGCTACATAATTTATATGATTCTGTGTAGTTGAACTCCATTGCTTTTTAACATCTCCGTATTTAAAGGAATAAGGTAATTGATATATTTCGTTTCCCTTAATTCTTGCAACAATAATATTATAACTCCATACATTGTTATTTTCTATTCTTAAATTCTGTTTGTGCTTTGGTAATGTTCTCATAATGTTTGTTTTTAAATTTAATATAAATAATTATTTTAATTATATAGTTTTAGCTTTTTTTAATGCTAACTTGAAAGTGTTTAGCAAAGTTGAAGTTCCTGCTCCTCTTAAATGAATCCCTTTAACCTCTTCAAAGGTTTCTGGGTCTACGCTATAAATCCACTCTCCCATTTCAGCAATAGCCATAGAACGATTGTTGAAAGCATATAAAACATCTATTAAAGTAGAAGAAGAAAAAGAAGAAGTTGAATAAGTCATAATATAAGATTTAAAGTTGTTGCTTCATTGCAACACTACAAATATAAAACAAATAAATGTAACTACCAAATTTATTCACAAAAAATGTTAATTATTTTTATATGATAGCGTATTTACCAAAGTTAGGTTTGCTTAATATAGAATAAGTAGAATATCTGACTGCATCAATTATATGATTATTTTTATCTATTGGTTTATTTATCATCTTACCACTTCTGTCCTCTTGCCATTTATAGTTTCTAAACTCTTGTATAGCATTATGACTGTCTTTCTCTATATGTATTTTAAAGCGTTTTAAGAGGTCAATACCTGCGTTGATACTATCAGCACCTTTTAAACTTGGTCTTACGTTAAAACCCATCCTACGGAGTTCCTCAATCAATCTTGGTTCAGCACTATCAAAGTAAATCAATTCTCTTTCAATACCTATCTCTTTCCATTTCCTACTGATGTCATAGGTAGTCATCTGTGTTTGGTATATATGTTCTTTTATGTAGAGGTTGTGTTCTTTCTTGTAAACAGATACTAATGTAGTTGGGTCATTAGAATATCCTGCATCTGCTCCATAACTTATAAACTCTGCATCGTGAGGTATATGGTTTACCTCTGTGTAATTAAATATAGTAGCTTTAGAGATACCCTTTAAACCTAATCCATATATCTGCCAATAGGTTTCATCTGTATCTTTTAAACGTTCTATTTCTTCTGTAATGCTTTTATTTAAAAAGCTATTATCTAAATAAGTAGTAATGTAGAAATCTGCATCTTCTCTTGGTATTACCTTGTCATAAATCCAATGGTACTCATCCGATGGGTTAAAGTCAAGTATTATCTTGTCCTCTGTTCTGAAAATTAACTGTTGCCAATCTTCGTAATCTAATTCGTTTGCTTCATTTATAAATAGCAAGTTTCTTTTCCTACCTCTTACCTTTTGTGGTTGGTCTAAAGATATAAACTCTACAAGGTTTCCATTTAGTTTATATTCGTGATTAGATTTATTGTGATGTAACTCTGAATAAGAATTGTATTGCTTTAGTATATCTAAAAAATCTCTCATAACAGAACTACGAACAGCAGGAAATGTTTTTCTACATATCGTAACTGTCTTACCAGTATTATCTAAACAGTATTTAAAGATAATATAAAGTAAAATGTTATAGGTTTTTCCAGACCTTGTACCACCTTGCTCTATTGTTATCTTTTTATCTGATTTTAAAAGATGTTTAAATACTACGTTAGTTTTTATTTTCAATTATTTCTATTTCAAATTTAGTAGGCATACCATCAGCACCAGTTATCTCTTGACGTTCTACATAACCTCTATTCTTTCCTTTTGTCTTTAAATAGAAAATAGTTTCAGATGTTTTTCCATCTCTTATATTTTCAAACAATTTACTCTCTACAAAATCCAAAGCAATGTTTTCAATATCTTTTACTTGCCTTGCAAAATTCTCATCATCTTTTAACCATTGATAAAATGTTGTTCTACCTACTCCTACTATCTTACAAGCAGTTGTAACAACTCCTAACGATTTTTCTAACGCTTCTATAATTGCTTTTTTATGGTGTTCTGTTCTGTTTTGGTTTTCTTTCATATTATTTCATTTCAAATGATGCTGTTATTCTATTTTTAGATGTTTGCATATTACCAACAGTAGCTCCTTTTGACTGTGAAGATGTCCTGCCAAATCTTGTTGTTATCCATTTATTAGATTTTTTTAAAGCATATATTAAACTTGGAGATGATGTAACAATATTATATCTATATTTTTCTTTTATATAGTTTTTACCTATTTCTTCTAAAAATTTAATACCAAATCCTGCTCCTTGATAATCTGGTAATATAACTAATCTATGTACTTTTTTAATATTTTTTACTTTTGGATGAGGAAAATGTAATACACTTAAAAAACCTGCTATCTCATCATTTACAGTTGCTAAATAAACGTGTGCTGCATTATTATGACTATGACTTAAATAATGGTGTTTAGCAAACATTTTCCAAATTGATTTGTCTTTTGATTTGTATATGTTGAATTTAATTTCTGGTCTATTTTTTTTTTGCTCTTCAAAAGATTGAAAAGTCATAGTATCAGTATTAAAAACCCAATCTGGCATTAACCAATCTTCTACGTCATAATGACAACCTACTGCTATAAATTGTTTATCTGTTTTTCTTATTGCTTTTTGTATTGCATAACTTCCAATTTTAGCTACATTTCTATCTACAACACTTGTAAATTCATCAAAAACAAACATTTTATTTTCTTCTAATATTGCTCTTGCTAAATCTACTCTCATTTTTTGACCGTTAGATAAAACTGAATAAGGTTTTAACCAACTTGGTGGACTTGAAAAACCAACGCTATTAAATGCTTTTGTAATTTCATCAACAGAACATTCTTTAGGCATATCATCTAAAATAGTTTCTTTATTATATTCATAAGATGTTATATAAGATTCTGGAAATAATTGTTTTGCAATAGTAGTTTTACCAGTTCCAGATTTACCAACTATCAATCCTATCTTCCAATCAGAACTTAAATCAATTTCTCCTTTAAATTGTTCTGTTATTTTTTCACTTTGTAAATCAAACTTCCCAATTATAGATGCAACTCTAAAAGTTTTAGGTGCTGTTGTTTCTTTTATAATGTCAAAAGTCGGCATATAAATCCTTTGTTTATTAATTCGTTATATAATTTTTCTTGTTCTATTTCATTTTCTAATTCAACTTCTAATCTAAAAGAACTTTCTATATTATCTGATAAATCTTTTTGCTCTTTAATATCTTCTATACTATCTTCAAAAGGTAATAATTCTAAACCCCAATCTTCCAACTGTTGCGTGTTCCATTCGTTACCTAATATATCCCAATCCCATTCTCCAAACCCTACATTGTCTTTTACAATAAATTCTCTTTGTTGTAGCTCTGTTAGGTCAATAGCTTTTAATATCCATACTTCTTTAAGTCCTGCTTCCTTACACGCTTTTAAACGCATATTACCACCAAGCACAACCATATCACTATTTACTACGATAGGTCTTAACTTTAGCATCTCTGGAAACTCTTTAATTGATTTTACAAGTTTCTTAAATTTGTAATCCTTTATA